TGTGCTTCTGCTCTTTGTTTCCTAGTCTCCGCTACTTGCTTAGTAGCTACTAGCATCTGCTCTGGCAGTCCGAAGATTCTAGCGTTGTATCTCAACACTTCATCCCCACTAATATTATCCATAACATCTGGTTGAAATTCTAGTATAGCTGACGAAGCCTGTAAAACTCTTTGTAGCGTACTCGACTCAGAAGTTCTTTGAGCCTTAGCTATTTGTGAGGTATAAATAATTGCAAGGTCTCCTTGATCTCTAAGAGCCTCAGGAGCTTTTGGAAGTTTCCCTCTCCTAGATAGAATATCAAATGCTCTGTCGATTACAGGTCTAAGTAGTTCGTTATTTAATCTACCAAGGATTGGCCCAAGAAATCTTAACCTCTCCTCAGTTCTCTGCATAACTTCTGTAGCTGTCATGTCTCTCTGATTAACTAGCTGTAGTTGGTCAATGAAGAAAGCTTCTCTAACTCTAGCTCTAATATTATCCATAAAGTCTAGACCTACATCTGGCCTAGCTGTGTTAGGAAATGGTTCGATTCTATCCTTCATTCCTGTACGGTAGAAGTTTGTGCCGCCTGGCGTTGTATCTATTGGAAGTAGAAACCCGTTGTCTGGAACCATTAGTGGTGGATCAACAACTTTCTGCATACCTCTTATTACTGTACGCATAACAGCGTTTAGCATCTTTACATCTTGAAGTGCTTTCATAGCAGGACATCTACCGTATATCTCTTCGTTTAGCTTAGACCATCTAGGTACAGCAAACGGCCATGAGTGGTAGATTGTTTCTTTAAGTGTAATCCCGTGCTTTCTTAATACGTGAACACCTAACCACTTCCCTTTCTTTTCAGGGTGCGGCTCTACACCAAACACAATTTCTTCTTTGTCATGTGGTTTATCGGCAACTCTGTTTAAAAATTCTGGTAATTTCTTAAGAACATCTTCACCAAACTTCTGTTTGATATTTCTTAAAGTCATGTCGTACTTCTTATAAAGAGTATCGACTGCGCCCTTAGAGTTCTCTGCAATATACGAAGAGTAGATAGGTGAAGAGTAGAATCTAATATCTGTTTCGTCATCTTCCTCGATGGCTAGAACAGTAGTTCCGATCCCACCTAGATCAAGATACGTTTCGTGTATCTCTTCTTGGAAGTTTGATCTATTTAATGTTTGTATTATGATGTCAGAGCAGTCTTGTAGGTACTGTCTAACGTCCTTATTAGCGTCGAGCTTGTCATCTCCTGTACTAAGATTAAACCAAAGAGAGGAAGGATTGGTAAGCATACCGTGTAGGCTAGATGCCAACAACTCAAGAGAGTGGATAGATGTACTATCATACATCTTATTAAACTTCCGCTCACCTTGTAGGCGATACCCGTATACGTTGTTTTTGTTTGGTATGAAGTACTCTGATAGGTCGTCCCAATGTTCGTCCCAATTCACCCTTTCGCCTTTAAGACGCTCATAGGTTTGTACAATACGGTGCCCTTGTTTATCGGACACTCCTTCAATAAAGTCAGCCATAATTATCCTAGTATACTATTTACGTTATTCTTTTCCGGTCCACTAAGTATTCCGCCTGCTTGAGATGCTTCGTTTCCTAGAGGCTGTTTCTTACGTTCTGGTTGCCCGAAACCTCCACCTAGACCTTGAGCACCTTGAACTTTCTTAGCGTAGTCTTTCTCTACTGCTGAGTTTTGGTTCTTAACATTCTCAGTCTGCTGCTCTCTTTGAGCATTAATTTGTGCGTATGCGGATTTATTTGCAGCGTCTGCTCCGGCTACTGCTGTACCTATTAAAATGGCCGCTGTTACTGGGTCCATGGTATCTCCTTAGTAGTCTAGTTCATCGTATGTAGAATTGGCTCGCATGTTTTCGAGCCCTCTATCCATCATACTACGGTCAGGTAGGTCTAAGTCAAGTGCCAAATACCTAAACGCGTCGGCCCCATTTGAAGCCCAATTGTGTAATGGTTTATCTAAGAACATTCCTTTCCGTCTGTCAAACGCTCTCTGGTAGTTCCTAAGCGCGTTCAATCCTCCGGCGCAGTTTGTTTTGTGTATATACAGATGAGGCTTCTTAAGCAACATTCTGGCTGCGTGGATACCATCTGACACTGACTGCCTCGGTATAATATGTGAACGCATACCATAAGTTTCTAACTGTTCTTGTCTGGATTTACCAGTTCCAAGCTCTCTCGCTGCCCCATCATGGGGTAAAGCGCAACCGTATGGATCTATTATATAACCTTTGGAGTTTATTTCTTGAACATACCATTCAAGTCCCACGCCCTTGTTCTCAATATAATCAAGAATATGGATTTCCCTTCCAATGACCTGATACATCCATATAGCGGTAGTATCGGAAATTCCCAAATCCCAAGCTGTTTTAACAGGAACAGTAGGGTCGTGGTCGAAATCAATAATACGGCTAGCAGCGTCCAATTCATTTATGTATTTCCCATAGTAGGCTCCAACTAATGCTGCAGCAAAATCACATTCATATTCCTGTGCAAATTCTTCTTCTGATGAAGTGTCCTTCGCATCGGTAAGTTCTTCGTCGTCCAGTACCCCTGTCTCGGAAGCCCTGTATACAGCAGCATAGTAGTTAGGTTTCCCTTCAACCATCAACTCTCTGTAACGTATAAGCATATCAAAGAAATGGTTCTGCCCCTTAGGTGTCCCAATAAATATGGCCCATCCCTTACGGTCAGATAGTGCAGGTCTAATAACCTCACCCCACATCATAGGAGGACACTGTGCGTATTCATCCAGAACACAGCCATCAAGGTAGATACCTCTCAAACTATCTGGATTATCTGCACCTAGTAACATGAAGCGGATCTTATCTTTGGAACCATCCTCATGCTCTCTAGGAATATCAATTCTCAGTTCTGCTTCATTGGCCTTAGCGTCTGGTATAAATGAGCAGTAGTACTTTAAGTATTCCCAAGCAACTCTTTTAGCCTGAGCGTATGTTGGTGCAATGTATGCGTATTGTGGATTTCGTAGGTCACATCTAAGGCCTCGGTCAATCATCTCCATGATAGAGAACACAGTCTTTCCGAAACGCCTGTGGCAAACTAGTAGGTTGAATCTTTTAAGTGAAGCGTGGAGAACTGCCTGAAATGGTCTAGGTTCATACGGTATACAGATTGACTCTACACCATTCCCTAAGGATTCCCAATCATTGGACTCGTCTACAATCTCTGCTAACATTCGTTCCCCTCACATGAATTTAGTTTTCTGGTTCTGGTTCTGGCTCTCTAGCGTCATGTATAATAAAGTTTACACCCATCTCTTTAGAGACTGCCGACGTATTTGTTACAGTACATTCTAGCTGTATACCTAAAGGAATTTGTGCAGCGTACCCTGAATCTCGAGTATACACCTGCCCCACGTTTACATCGTACCCGTACTGCTCGTGAACAGTAGATCCGCCTAGACCATCAGGAATATTAGCTGATAGGTTAACCGTACTAGTTACATCAGTAATAATCTCAGCACCTGTTAGGTAGCAAAGATCATAAGGTACTTTAAAACACAGAACCGCCTCAGCACCTGCAGCTACCGTAGCTTTCACACCATGTACTTTTTGGTGTAATTGTTTTCCGTCAAACACGTTTGAGTTAAACGCTTCCTTTAGAACTCTCATAAATCTGCCACCTGTATGTACTGCCCTACTACCTTCCTGTTACCTTGTGTAGTTCTTCCTTCTAGTAATACAGAAGAAGCTGCGGTTATTGGTAAGAATGGTGTGAAGTAGAATACGTTACTTGAGCTGTTAAAACTAACAAACGTGTTAGGATTAGCCGAGTTATTCCAGTTAATCATATCTGAAAGAAATGAGCACTCTATATCGAATATCACGTTTCCGTCAATAGTGAGTCGTACCCTACCATTAGCGGTATTAAACTTAGTCATCATCCCCGAAATTACTGAGGGTACATTATGGGTGTATAAAGTTGTCCATGAACCTGTGTTTATATTGTATTGGGACTGATCCTCTACAATACGTAAGGCACTAGATATAGTTATACCTCCATCATCGATACTTGCTTTGACAAGAGCTTTCTTCTTGCCGTCCACATCTTCAATAACTTCCATCGTGTGTAACTCATCTGCCCCCGTGACTCGCATAGGAGCAGACATTTTATCGTGATCTAGATCAGCCATTAAATTTCTTTACCTCTAATCTGCGAGTATAGACTCTGAACAGAAGCAGGATTCTGGCCATCAAGATTCTTCTTAACGACTCTGATAATCACGCCTGTAGCTATAGTCTTCGCATATTTAAAATCTACGTTTGGTTTTGCTGTTGAATTAAACTTAACCATTATTGTATCAAATACCCCTGATGCAGCAGCAGTCTCTACCTGTAATTCAAATCTAGCTTTCCCAGAAGCTGATGCCTCTGCCTCTAAATGCTTTAAAGTTTTAGCAACAGATACTGTGTAGTCATGGTTCGCTGAACTTGCCTTAACAACATCTACCGCTTCATCGAAATCGTCTATCTCATCAAAAGGAGATTCCGCTTGGTATGTAGGTAATGGGTTCGTTTCTGAAAAATGATTTCCATCACTATCACTTATAGCTACATCTAAAGCAATCTTATCATTGTCCCCTGCAACTGCAGTAGGTCTTTGGTTCATAGTAGATTCTGACGGAGAAGCATCTCTATCAGAAGCAATTAAACCTTGTGAACTTGGACGTTTGTTATTAGCAACATCGTAATCACCGTTTGATTGCGTGTGACCCTCTTGTGAAAGAAGCGATTGCTTGTCGTTTCCGTCTGAGTCTTTACCGAAGTTTCTTATGTGAGCTTTCTTCTCACTAATCTCCATCGTTTTGTCTACACCTGATGGATCTACACCATCCTGTAATTTTACAAGTACACGTTCGTCTACGTCTTGCTTCGACCTAATAGGTAGTTGGGAATCATAATCACTCATCGTTAGCCTCCATAGCTTTGATTGTCTCTTCTAATTTAGTGAGTTGTTCCCCTGCACCTTTGATATTTCCTTTTATTCTTTCGATGTCTGCCAACTTCTCTTCTATTTTGTACTCAGACTCTGAGATACTTAAAGATAGTTTCATAACATCTATTTTCTTTTTACGTATTTCTAGTTTGCTCATAGTAGGTACTCTCGATATGTAAGTGTTGCATTGTAATCTGCGGCTATATTAGTCTGGCTATCCGCAAAAACTTTAACCTCATCACCATCTTCTACGGTAAGCCCGTCTAAGTCAATGGTAGTATTGTAGTCTGTGTAGTACGCTCTCGACTTACCCTCTACGGTACTGTTAATTTCAACTGTGTATATTGCTCTATTGCCGCCACTACATTGAACTTTAGTCATGTCTGACTTTAAACCAACTCCTACAGTATATGCTAGAATCTCTATAACTCCTAGTCCCGTATGCGTAACTTCATTATATTTAGATCTCTTAAATTTCTCATCTATGAACTCTTGGAACTTATCACTTTGGGTAAGGTCGAATCCTCTAAGTTGGAACGCCGAATATTTGATATACTCTGTCAGATACTGGTCATTGTCAGTAGTCACTTCAACTACGTACTGGCCATTAGCTAACTGTATAGGAGTACTTCCTGCTAGGATCTCATCAGTAAGTCTGTGCTCATTTATAAATACATAGTGCTGTAGTAGTGGATCATAAACTGATGGCCCATCATTTACTACGATCGCGTTGTATATGCTTAGTTCATCTGCCCCACCATTCTCGAATGTCCACCAACCTCTAAGGAAAGCGGAGTTCGTATGTTGGAATAGATCATTTGCTGTACCTGTCCCGTATATCTCTACAGCATCTGCTATTGATAGGGGTTTCTCCCACAATGAAAGGTCATTCATGCGAAGGTACTGTATTTGGCTAGGATCACTGGGATCTTTACCAATCCATAAGTCTCCTGCCTGTAAATATGTAGGGATTGGCGTAACATACGTAGGATTACTGTTTGTTACCTGCGCTTGCGGTACACCATTCTTGTATACGTTGAATTGTACTGCCGTATTAGCAGCATCGTAGTCCATAACCAAAGAATAGTTGGACATACCTGCGTCCGAAGCCCATGTGATAGACGTTTCCGCATTACCGTTATCCTTGTGTCTTAGCGTAAGTACCCCGTTCTGGAATCCGAAGCTGAAATAATTGTTACTGTCTGCGTGTATTCCGAAGAATCCCTGTCCGTCGTTGATTGTAGGATCACTTGGGTCTAACCAAACTGACCACGACCACTTTGTTTCTGTGGCAAACATATTGCCTAGTAGTGGTGCGTACATCCATTGGTCAAGTCCATTGAATACAACTGATGTAGTATCTGTGAACTCGGGAACAGGTATTACTACAAGGTACAGGAGTTGTTCAAACGTTCTGTCGAGATCATCCTTTGTCTGTACCTTGATAGTATACGAGCCATCAACTAAGTTCACGGTGTCTATGAGCTTCAACTCATCACCTACTACTTGAAACTTGTTGTTGATGTCTTCTATAATTGTGTATGTGTGTGTTCTTAATGGGTCTGAGGACAGTGTAGTAATAAGTGCTACTAGCGAACCATTCCCTGTCCCGTCTATCAGTGTGTAGTTAGATAGTACTATGTCATAAGGGCTTCCATCTAGTGGAATGTCTGGATCAAAAACGTCCAAGCGGTCTACCCAACGCAAGTTAGTAGATCCACCCTGAGCAGGGTATTTCTCAACCTGCCTGTCCTTATAGATATACTTAGTAATCTGCCACCCAATATCTGTTTCTTTAGTATTAGGTGGCGCGATACCAACAATGTATTCTATGGAGTTAACCTTATCTACTAATTGTAGTTTAGGGTTATTGTGAAAAAACCAACGCTCGTAAAAGTTATTACTGCTTGGGTCTTTGTTTGAAGACATTTAGATTCCTGTTACAGACACATCGTTATCGCCAAGCTTTGCATCGGCCATCGGGTTTCCTCTTTGTGCTACTACTCCATTATTAACCGTATCAGTTGCTGGGTCAAATGGTTTACGCTTATCCGACAATGGCACTTCAATGATACCCATCTCTAGGTCTCCGTCGTGTGCTAGGATTCTTGCCTTAACAAGTTTGTGTCCTTCTTTAGCTTTTCTGTCTGGTTTATTAATAGTAGTAGCTACAGGTGAGTCTGCTAGTTTAGTGATTAGCGTATCAAGTCTATTCATCAGAGCTTGGTTCTGCTTCTCCAACATCGTGATCCTGTCCGACTGATCCTGTATCGGTGCGTCCGTGATCTTCACTTTCTCCACTACTGAAGTCACTGATAATTGTTTCTTGCTCATGTGTTACCTCTTTTGCTGTTGTTATTACATCAGGAGCTCTATTGATCCCTGTATTTATTACTCTCATTACAATTGGTTTATCTACAGATCCCTCATGTGTTACCTTGGCCCCGAATCTCTCTGGGTTGTTTCTCTCTGCTAGCCATTTGAACTGGTCGGCTGCGAGCTTAACACTGGCAATATCTTCTTTGGTTCCGTATTCTAAGTTACATGCGTTCTTTGCAATTCCTGCAACCTGATCGTGATAGTACTCTGCTCTCGCCTTACGTGCAAGTTTCATCTCTGCCTGAAACATCTTGTCTGTTCTCAACCAATGATTGATGACATGTAGCGGTGGGTAGTCTGGGCTATTTCCAAGCTCTACTAGGGACATTCCCTTGACCACCTCCTGACAAATCATTAAAGCTTTCTCATAGGTGAACAGATAAATGGACTCATCATCTGGCTTAGACGATGTAGAGATTAACTCTCCTGTGATGCAGTCGATAATTTGGAGATCGCCCGTGTCAGGGTCTCTAATGACTAGTTCGTTTTGGTTCCTCATCTAAGTAGTTTACGGTCTGTCAATGGGTTGTGCAAGTATAATTATACCTGATTCAATTTGTCAGGGATGAAAGTGTGAAAATTCACGGCGCACGGACGGTTGACCCCTCATAGATAAATAAATTCAAAAGTTCGATGGTACCCCTCTATCTTATTAAAAGTATAAAAGAAAAAATAAATAGTGTCTTCGACTCTTTATAATGTATGCGCCGCTTGAGGGGTAGACCTAACATAAGTTTGCTATGCCTAACATAAGTTTGCTATGCCTAACATATAGTCACCCATGCCTAACACATGACAGGGTGGGACAAACAAACGTAAGAAGCCCCAACCATAAGGTTGAGGCATGATACTATTGTTTGATATGTCTAACGATTAGAAGGTATGACTTGCATTGGTTACGTACTCACTAACAGTTGTTTGAATAGCTGACCAATTAGCCAATGTTTTATTGCTGAGATATAATCCCTGCTTGCCAGTACCCTCCTCATAAACTTTTATACCACATGCAACTTGCGCTTTATTCATGTAGATTTCAATCCCTTGCTTATCTTTACCAAGCTCCTCGACTAGTTTCATTAGCGCATCTTGATTCCTTGTAGGTACTTCGCGCATAATCTTGAGCTTGTCGATTGTACTCTTTGCTTTTCTTACAGCCTTCGCTGTGCTCATTAGTTGTTCTGATGTCATAATATAAACTCCTACGTTTATTTAAGTTAGACGGCCATTATTGGCCGCCTAGTGTGTGATTAGTTCTATACGCCAAACGCTTTGATTAGAGCTTGACCGAATTTTGCATATGCTGCCTCTGAAAATTTACTCTTTGACAGTTGGATAACTTGCAATCCGCTTGATAGAGCTTGCCTTTTTACCTTGTCGCTGCAATTCACTGACCGTGTACGCCCTGTTACAACAGCCTTGAACACTTTTAAAGCTCCTACTGATGCTAGGTAATTTTTCCCGTCGATTCGTGCGCAATACACTTTTTGTGACGTAATGATCGATTGCAATTGTCCCACGCCAATTTTGCTTCCAAGTGCGTTTCCCGTTGTTAGTGCGCTTAGATCAAGCCCTTTTGCACTCACGTGACTTACTGCTAATAACATTCCTAATACTACTAATAATTGTTTCATCATTTTAACTCCTACGTTAAAGTTGTTGTTTTTTCCGTTGAAATAATAATATCAAAGTTTTGATTGTTTAGCAAATTTTATTTTCTTTGCTTGTAATTTTTACACACCATCAAAATGAGCCACTATATAATTAATAGAGCGCGCGCCCGCGCGAATACCACAACACATCATGTCAAGGCAAGAGAATATTTTACACGTGTATTTTTTACAATGCGCTGCCTCTTACCACAAAAACCTTGTCAAGAGTTAGTGTAAATTTTACAGTATGAATATTTTACAATATTAATTTATTCTTAATTTATTAATTTTTCCTTAATTTTTTGATTCTACACGTAAAGATGGGGCGTAACGGCGCATGATTCATGATTCGGGGCGCAATTTTAAATAAATACGGGGAAAATGGAATCCCAGACGACGGGTTCGACCGATTCTAGCACCAACTAAACATGCCACCCTACACTTAATATCATGCCACCCTACACTTAATATCATGCACAAGATAACCTAACCTAGCCCCAATATACCTGACCCCACGCATAATGTAAGACTGCTCTGGCCACACCTCAACCCAATTTCAAAAGTTTTATATATTTATATATATCTACCATACTCTTTTTTTTTAAATCTAAATGTTGTCCAAAGGAAAGAACGTGTCCAAATTCACGAATAACTGAACAATATCATCAAGTTACAGTGGACACCAAACATGGCCACACGTGGACAAAGCAATCACCTAACCTATTGTAATTCCCAAACTAACACACCGCCCAACAAAACAACGCACCCCGTATTGACGCACCCCGCACAAACTGCAAAAAAGTAAAACATTTTTAGATGTCCAAAAACACACTTAACCTATTGATATCTCGAAGATGTTTGGACACGATTAAACCATTGATATTACAGTAATTGGATAGGTGTGGCCAGACGTGTGTCCACAATAAATAGTGTTTAATATGGGGTAAAGCGAAGCAAAAAAGAAAAGAAAATAAAACATTTCACTTGACTTTTCAAAACCCTAAAAATTTCAGCAACTTGAGCAAAGAAATGAAAACAAGAAAAGAAAGTTTGCAATGCCGAAAATTTTTTGATAAGCTTTGAAAAATCAATTTTTTGGAATAAATTTTCTCAAATCTTGATAAAAAGTATTGTAGTAATAGCACTACACTACAGCCACTATACAAACTGAGGAGTTTACACCATGGCAAAAACAGTAACAGTACAGGCACTAGGCGGAGAATCAAAGACTTACGACAACGTGGAGTCAATCCAAGACCTAATCAACGAGTATGACCTAGACAACCCATCTATTAAGGTGAACGGTAAGACAGCATCGGCATCAGATATACTAGATGACTACGCATTTGTCTCTTTTGGCGAGAAGGTTAAGGGCGGCAAGTAATTAATACGGGGTTAAAATATATAAACTAAGCGGTTGTTCGTATATTTTAGCTCCACTTATTCACATCATATTATTCTCGAGGAGATGATACTATGAAGCAATCAGACTACACGTTATCGGACGTAATCCGACTAAAACCATCGTGGCTAAAAGACAGTCAGGATGACCTACCCAAATTCAACGAAATATTGGATTCACTAGCGAGTATGATGGACTTCGGGTTCAACTACATCGCATCTTACCCATTTCTTAGCGTATTTAAGACTAAGGACATCAGTAGTATGCCTATGAGTGAGATTAACAAAGCAATACATGAGTACCGAGAAGAGGCTACGGCAAAGCAAGTAGAGGTTAAGCATTTAGCATCTAACCACCGCAGCATTGTTCTACGGAACGCTATCAACGATGGGGATATGATGTACGACACTAATAGTCTGCTCACCCGTATAGATACAAATAATTCAAATATCGCTAGAAGAGAGCGTGATATAGATGGGAATCACGACGATATCCGTAACTGTCTAGACAAGATTAGATCCCACAACGAATACATCAGTGAGTACTACGATAAGATCAAGGAGTTAGAAGGTAGCAATGCCCGAATAGAGGCAAAGATAGCGTCTAGTGTGGGTAATATATGTAAAGATAAGCTAGCACTACTTAAAACAATACCCGATTCATACGAGTTACTTAATGTAACCAAAGAAAATTTCACAGTGGCCCGTAA